CGCCGTGGACTGGTGCAGCGTGTTGTACACGGCGTCACTGGCGCATTCGTGGGCTTCGTCGCCCACGATCACCGATGCCGAGAGGCCGTGCTTGCCTTCCGCGTTACCGGCCAGCAGTTCCCAGAGCGCGTTCAGTTCCGGGTTAAAGATCGTCCGCTTCGTCGCCTTCAAGGCCTCTCGCAGAGGCGGCGACATGGCGATCATCGCCTTCGCCTTCTTGAAGATGACGTTCGCCTGCTTCTCGTTGCGGGCGAAATTGAAGGCCTGGCCGCCCTTCTCGCCGTCGCCGACGAAGAAGAGCAGCGCCAGCGCCGCCATGAACTCGCTTTTGCCATTCTTGCGCGCGACCCAGAGGATCACGCGCCGGAAATGGCGATAGCCTTCCGCGTTTCGCCACCCGACCAGCAGGCGAACGATGATCTCCTGCCATTTGGCAAGGATGAACGGCTTGCCAGCCCAGCGACCTTCCGTGTGGAAGAACCAGGTCGGCCACAATGCAACGACTTTGTCGGCCAGGGCGGCGTCGAACCAGTTGCCGGGGATCGCGGAAGCGACCGCCCAAGCACGGATAGCCCAATCGTAAATCAGCCAGTCAGGCTGCTGCGGCGTGCGCGCATCCATTCATCAGTTCGGACGCGAACCGGGGGGCGGCGATGCGGCGCGCGCCAACGCGCCGGTCGCAGCGCCCGTATCCTCTTGTTCGGGTTGCGGCGCCGGCTGGTCATCCTTGCCCATGCCGGGCAGCCAGCCTTGCGGCACCAGGGCCTCTTCCTTCAGCAGCTTGAAGCGGTTGTAGGGGTCGAGACCGAACCGGCTGCCAATTTCAAGAATGTGCCGTTCCGAGATCTCGCGGACACGGACCCACGGCGACAGCTTCTGCAGTTCATCGCCATTGACCGAGTTGCGGGCGGTATAGGTAGCGCCCTTGCTGCGGATCTCCCGCTCAGCCTCGATCCAGTTGGCGACATGGACACAGTACATGGCGAAGGCGTAGCGGTCCGCATGGGAAAGCGCGTTCAACCGCTTCAGACCAGGCGACAGATCCTTCCAGATCTGCAGCGCCTCGTCGAACATCCCATCCTTCGACATGAAGCCTGGGATCTCGCCGGCAGGCAGGCAGGCCAGCAGTTCGGCGCGCGCCTCGTTGGTCAGCTTGATCTGGCCGCCCTTACCAGCCTTCGCCTTCTTGCTGCGGTCGCGGGTGTCGGGCTTTCGAAAATGGCCCGCTTTCGCTTCCTTCGTTTTCTTGGTCTCGCCGCGTCGGCCCACGATCTCAGCCGACGAGCGGCCCTCCATGTTCGATGATCGCGCTTGACGATCACCGCCGCGCTCACCACCTAAGATTTTCAGCCAAAAAAAAGTTTCGGCAAAAATTTGCCGGAGAAGTTCTTGTTTAGGGGCGCCGGTCTTGGCGCCGAAGGCCCCAGACTTTCGACACCCCCTCCTTCGCCCCTCGGCTACCTGAGCCGCAGGCGACCATCGGCCTGGACGGCCTCGCCAGAGACCGCAGGCACTAACGGTGGAAGGCCGAGGCGAGCCGCGAGCGCCTCAAGTGCAGCAGTCCCTTGCCGCTCGACCGATTGCTTCATGCCGCTATGGCAGGCCGTGCAACTGCTGCACCAGAACTCGCGGCGCCAGAACAGATCGCGGTTGCCACGATGCGGCCAGAAGTGGTCAACCAGCGTTGCCACCGTCACCCTGTTTTCCAGGTCGCAGTAGACACACAGCGGATGCGCGTGCCGATGCCCCTCCGCCTCACGCGCCCAGCGGGCGTCATACAGACGTTCGGTGCTGGATCCGCGCTCGCGGTCATACTGGCGTTCGGCTTCCGCGCTCGACAGCCCGCGCGGCCTGAAGGTAGGCGGCATCGTGGGCATCTGTGTCACCGAAAAAGGAAAAGGCCCGGAGACGAATCGCCGGACCTTTTCAACTGTGGCGGAGTAGGCACCAAATTTTTACCCCAATCAAGCCCTCAGCCTGGGTTTTTGCGGCAAAGGCGGCAGGGCGGCGGTGACGGCGAACATCGTGAGTCGAACCGCCTGCATGTCCTTGATCAGCCGCTCCAAGGCCTTACGCCATGCCTGGTACTGCTCGAAGGCCTGGACGGCATCGCCGGGCAGATAGCCTTCGGCGCTGATGTGGCAATACCAGCCACGCACATAAACACCGCTCTTACGGCTCGGATGCTTCACCACCGGCCCCGGCTTCATCCGGAAGTCGGGATCCGCGTCATAGTCCGGCCTAGTCGCCTTGCAGGCATGGATCATCACCAGCAGTGGCACGTTGATGTCGAGCCTTCCATCGGTCGGCCAGACGCGGCGGCTGCGGTCAGCGTTGCCGGCATCATTCATCGGCGGATCGGCGCCGCGATACTGACCCAGCATATGATAGCGCGCCGCTGCCAGATCCTGCCCACAGTCCACCGTCAGGGATGGCAGCTTCAGCACCTGGTCATGGACACGCCACGCATCCTGTGCCGCCTCATAGCCCTGCTTCTTCGAAGCCTCGATCGGCGCACCTTCCAGAAACATGGAGGACGAAGACGCCTTGGGGCCATCGCCGCGCGCCAGTTCGACACCGCCGCGCGTGGCACGGTGCACCATCTGATCGTGATAGGCCCAGACAAGCAGCTGCTCGATTGACACGGCCCGGCGGTTGCGATCCTCCAAGCCCGTCATGTCTTCCCCCTGTCGCCGAAGACTTGCCGCACATCAACCTCGCACCGCAGCCGATCGGCGATTCCTGGCAGAAAATGGCTCCTGATCCATTCGCGGCAGAGCGATCTTGGCGTCTGGATCACCAACCGCACACCCTCCCATTCCGGCCAGGCATCGCCGAACCAAGCGACGAACGCCGCTTCGGTACGCGCCACCGCTACCAGCACAGGCACTAAGTCGCCCCAGGCGTCGCGGGCGCGTTGCAGCCGCTCAGCCTCCGCCATCTCGATCACGATGCTGGCGGCCTGGTTCGACAGCAGGGCTTCGGCCTGTTCGGCAAAGTTGGCCAGCGTGCCTTCCCGCAGCAGCCGTGCCGGACCCAGCGGCCTGTAGCGCGGCATTCCGGTTGCCTGCTGGGCGCAATGCTTCCGCCACGCCGCCACCTGCGCCAGCAGCAATCGCTGTTCCGGCAGGTCGCGCACAACTTCCAGCCACGCCCGCCAGCACGTTGCGGTGGGTGCATCCGGCTGGCCGACAGCCAGCATAAACGCGGCAAAATCAGCCCCGCGCTGCCATTCCTCGCCCGTTTCTTGGTTTTCTGCGGCTTCGCCGGCAAGGGGGGTAGGGGGGATAATCTTATCCTTATCCTTACGCTTAAGAGCATCGGCGGTAGGACTCCCCCCATCTGTCCGCCGGACATCGCACGGTTTCTGCCGGACAGCCCCCCTTTGTCCGGTGGACATGCGCGGCCCCGAAGGGCCTGCTGCGGGCGCGGGGACGGGTGTCGCGGCGGCGGCAAACAGGCGTTCAGCGGATGCGGGGTATGTCTCAGTGACCCAGCTTTCGAAGCCGGGAATGGGCTTGGTCTCGGCGTTCTGGCGCGTGCGGCCCGGCGTCTGGGCTTCCTCGATCGCGCGCTTGTTGGCCTTCTTGATCCGGTCGCACTCCAAGTGCCATCGGGCTTTCAGGCGCTCCCGCCAGGTCTCCCAGGCGATCTCGCAGATCACGGGGTGGTAGTAGCGGCCATCAGCGCACAGCACCCAGCCATACAGCGCTACAGGCTTGCGCTGCTTCCAGTCGGCCCGGCTGCACCTGGCAGCGCCGGCAAGAGTCAGTTCATCATTCTCCAGCGAGCCGGCGGGTACCGACCACCAGCTTTCCTCCCACAGAAGGCGCATGGAAAACCCGGCCGCCGGTTCAGACGCGGCCAAGACGTTGGCGCGGCTGCGGCGGAGGCGCTCTATATAAAGCGGCATATATTTCATGCCTGTGAGATCGACATCGCCGGGCAGCAGCGGTGGCGTGAGGGCGACAGTCATCGCTGCGGCCTCACGATAATGGTGACGCAGGACTCGATCTCCTGCATCTCTGCTAAGGCATCGTCGGCGCGCTTGGTGTCGCCACGGTGCATGCCTTGCTCGTACCGCTCCAGCGCATGGCCGTAGCGGCGGGTAACCTCTTTCAATTGAGTATGCAGTGCACGGTGATCGGGCATGGCGGTGAAAAACTGTTCCCTCAGCGCTGCGCCAAAACGACAGATGTTTCACATTCCAGCCTTTCGCTGCTGGACTCGCTCCGGTTGATGGCATCGGTTTCGCGCTGGCGACGGGAGAGAAAGACGAGCGCCCGAAGGCCGCGTGCCTCAGCACCATCTTTCCCCGGCTTCGGCTTATACCGTTTGTTGTCCTCTGCGCGGTGGCGGTGATAGATCTTCGCTGAGACCTCTGCGGCCATCAGTAGGATCGCTTCCTCGTTCGGGGTCAGGCGATAGTCCATGGGTGTCACCGCTAATTTACGCCCAAGTGGCGCAGAAGGTTATTGCTGTCAGCGTGGGCCGCGTGCCCCAACCACGCCGACAGGAATTTCTCAAGACGCGCGGCGTCGTTGTGGCGGCGACAGGCCGCGATGATGCGCTTGGCTCGCGTCACGCTGTCTTTTCGCAGCAGCTTGTGCGAAGCCCAGACGCGATAACCGAGGAAGTTAATCCCCCGGCTCGCCGGAGCGATCTGCCACTTCGAGAACGCCAGCCCGAGATCGTCTCTGGCGAAGGTCTCGATTGAATCTTTCACGACGCGCAGCCGCTCCGTGCTCTCGCCGAGCACGACAATATCGTCCATGTACCGATACCAGTGCTTCTCTTCCAGCCCCTGTTGCAGGTGGCGATCGAGCGTCGCGCCGGCATAGACGTTGGCGAAAATCTGCGATGTGAGCGATCCGATGGGTAGGCCCTTGCCGCTGCGCGGGATCATCGCTTCTAGGATGCGCAGCGTGCCGGCACAACTGATCTTGGCTTCAATCAATCGCCACAGCCGCGCCCGGTCGATGGAGGCGAAATATTGCGCAAAGTCCGTCTTGAGAAAATAGACCGGGCCGCCGCGCGACAGCCTGCGAAGATCGGATTGCAGCGCACGCACGCCGGTATGCGTGCCTTTCCCTGGCCGGGAAGCGAATGTTCGGGGCAAAAGCGCGCGCTCGAAGATCGGCCCAATGACCAGGCATAGCGCCTGTTGGGCGACACGGTCGCGGAACGGCAGCGCCGAGATCAGCCGCTTCTTGGGATCGAAGACGTAGAACGTACTGGGCGTGCCCGCCTGATAGCGGCCACTGGCCATGTCTTCGGCCAGGACAGACAGGTTCAACCCGTCATATTCCTTGAATTCCAGATATCCGCTGCTGGTGCGCTTGCCGCGCGCCACCAGCCTGTACGCTTCCTGCAGGTTCGCCGGCGCCACGACCTGGCCGATCAAATTGCGATATCGCTTTGTCAAAAATGCCTCAATAAAAATGCCGGCCACGGGTCTCGAAGAGCGAAACCGCTCCCTACGCCCCGCTATGCCGGACCGCGTAACGTGTTCGCCGAAGCAGGACAGAAGGGCTGACCACCGAAACCGCCACATTGCGGTCGTGGAAGACTGGCGGGACCGTGATCGCCGCCACGTCGAAATCCGGTCGTCACTGCGCCCGCGCGCGCCGATGTCGTCGTTCGAGTTGTCCGGCCAATTGTCGAGGATCGCGTAGCGCGAGCCCGCGTTGTCGTCGTTGAGCCAGGAGCCGCCGAAGATGGACGCACGCGGCATCGCTTACCCCTTCCCCCCTTTGAGCCTCTTTTGCCATGCCCCAAGCATCCGTCCAGGTTCCGAGAGCAGGCCCAAAGCGTGAGCGTGGCCCCTGGAGTTGAGGATTCGGATGTCGTGACTGGCTAAGAAGCGCAAGTATGAACGCAGCGTCGCGAAGCGGGCATCGACCTGGTATAGCCGTGAAAGTTGACGCGATTTGGCTGCGTGATAGAGATCGCCGACCGTGGCGAACATTTCCGCGATCACGGCGTCCCGCAGGACACCGTGATGCTTCGGGCTTCGTTGAACGGCCGGGTAAAGGTATTTCACAAATGCCTCGTACTTCTCGATAATCACGAGAACGTCGGCGCTGGAATTTTCGTCTCTGGTGATCATCGAGCAGGAATTCTGCCGCCGCTGTCGCGGCGGCTATGCAAGTTGCAGGTGGTCACTGCGCCCGCGCGCGCCGATGTCGTCGTTCGAGCTGCCCGGCCAATCGCCGAGGATCGCGTCGCGCGAGCCCGCGTCGGCGCCGTTGAGCCAGGAGCCGCCGAAGATGGACGCACGCGGCATGTCGGGATCGCCATCATGACCCCAGGTCCACATATTGCCGGTCGCCTGCATCACGCCCCACCGGCTCGTCCGGGGTGCGTCAAGCTGGGCGATCTTGGGGTTGCGGCCGACGGCGGTCTTTTCGGTGACGCCATAGGCGGCGGCAAAGAATTCCAGAACGCTCAGCAGGTCCTTGCCGTGATGTGCGAGGACGGCGCGTGCGGCTTCGTAGTCGAAGCTGTCGAATTCCTTGTCGCCCGCCGACTGCGGGAGGCTGTCGCCATCGGCGATGGTGGCGCCGCAGCGGCTGGTGCCCTGGCTGTGTTCGGCCGCGGTCAGATAGATGTCGCACCAGAAGGCGGCGCCGCCTTCCACCTCCACCCGCGTCATGCCACGCGGATCATCGCAAGCCGGGCGGAAATTGCGGTCCCAGACGGAATAGGGATTGATCGCCGCAACAGTGTCGCCGCCGTTGCGCGCGCCGGCATTGCCGCCAAGCGCGAAGTGAAAGCCTCCCAGGACATTGTCGGCCAGGGTTGCAGATGCCGTTTCGGTCACGGTGGCCTTGCCGTCAACGACCGTGACGGCGTAATCGTGCCCCGGCTGCAGAAGACCCGGCGCGATTGCGACAGGCGTATCCTCTGCGAAGGTGAGTCCGGCAAACGCCGTGCCGGAAAGAATGGAAATCTGCTGTGGCCCGGTCATGATCAGGGCCGGGGCATTCGGATTGGCTTTCATCAATGATGTCATGGCTCTCTCTCCTAAGTTGATCTTGTTATCTCGGTGGCTTTGGGCACTCATCTGCGCCCGCCTTTCTTGGCTTTCGCCTTCGGCTTGGCGGGTGATTTCTTGGCCGCCGCCTTCTTGGCGCCGGGACCGGTATAGCCAGGGAAGCGCAGCGGCGGCGGCAGCCAGTCGGGCTTCAGGTTGGTGGCGGCGAAGACACGGATCTCGCCAGCCTTGAAGCCGCCGTCGCGCTGCTGCTCGAAGACGGCCTGTCCGCAATTCTCGCGGATCGCTTCCAGCGCCAGTTCCTTGGGCAGCGCGTTGCTGAAATAGTCGTCCGGGTCGAAATGATTGGCGAGCGCCTTGGCCAGTTTGTCCTTGGGCAGCAGCGCCAGGATAGCGCGCACGCCATCATCCTCGATCGCGGGCCGCTCCGCGCTGTGCGCTTGGAAGCTGATCGCGGCGGCGGCGGCGCTCGCCACCATCTTCAGGAGTGCCGGAGCCTTCATCGCCTTCAGGCGCGGGATGTTGTCGGCGATGTCGTCGTTTTCCATCAGATGCAGCGCATTGGCCTCGCTGCCACCTACCGTGGCGCGGATGGCGCCATAGCTGCCGCGATCGGCCAGGCCGGCCAGGAGGATCACCAGAGCGAGATCCGGGCTGTCGCGCAGGACATGCGCGGCGGCGGCGGTCAGTTCGACGGCCCGCTGGCCCTGCGACTTGAAGGATAGGCCAGCGGCCTTTTCCTCCGGCGGTTCGGCCCCTGCCCGCTCCACCTCGCGCTTGACCGGCGGGGTTTCGTCACCGCCGCCATCCAGCACGCGGCCCACGGCAGCCTTCGGCTCGACCACGCCAACGCGCCAGCCCAGGCCACCATCGCCGCTGATCGACAGCACGGCGCCGCTCTTGGCACGATCCTTGGCCGGCAGCGCGGCCAGTTCCAGCCGCAGATGAATGCGATCGGTTTCGACGCGCGCGGCACGGGCCTCTTCGTCGCTGGCATCGTCGCTGGCCTGCACGGCTTCAAGCTGCTGCAGCGCCTTGGCGTCATCAGCGCCCGGATCCGGCACCTTGAATTGGATCTCCTTCCAGCCATGCCATTCCGCCGGCATATCGGCTTCTGGCTTGGCCCAGGCAAAGCCATGGTCGGCGACGAAATACTCGCACGTCGCGGCCAGCTTCTCGTCCGACACCCGTTTCAACAAGGCCGGATCGCTGACGCCATGGTTGTCGCTGAAAAAATCGGTGATGACCTTGCCGCCGGCTGCCGTGAATTCCGCCGCCGCGAAGCGCAGGTAGCGCTGGATACCCTCCTGGCCGGGCAGCAGCCGCGCCCGCACCGTCTGAGGATGCAGGCCATGGGTTCGCTTCAGGGCTTCGAGGGCCTTGTCCTGCGCCTTCAGATCCTTGGCCATGGTGAAGGCCTCGGCGGTCTTGCGGTCGATCTCGCCCGCGCGCCAGGCCTTGCGGATCTTCTCCGACAACGCGCCCAGCTTCATGCGCTGGCGCACCAGACGTTCGCTGCAGGCGAAGTGGGCGGCGATCTCCGCCGTGTCCTTGCCGGTCAGGGCGGCGAAGGCTTCGAACTGGTCCACTTCATGGTGCGGCAGTTCGGGGATCTTCTCCATCAGCGCGATCTCCAGCGCGTCGGCAACGCTGATGTCGCGGTAGACCTTCACGTCCATCAGGTTCAGCGCCAGCTTCGGGCTTTCGTCCTGGTTCAGCTGCGCCGCTTCGCGGCGGCGGTTGCCGATCAGCAGATAGACTTCCTCGCCGTCGCCATAGGTGCTGCCGACCATGTTCTGCAGTTGCCCCTGCTCGCGCAGTGAGGCGCGCAGCGGCCCAAGGTCGCCCTTAGGCCCCTTGCGCATGTTGATGTTACCCAGCGGGTATTCGGCGCCATCGCGCAGATGCAGCAGCGGCACCTTCTTTAGTTCGGACTCAAGCATGCTCGTTTCTCCCTGCCGCAGCGGCGGCGTTCAGTTGTGCTTCCATGATGATTTGTGGCGGTCCCTGATGGGCCGCATCCCAGACGAACCAGCCGAAGTCGATCATTCCGCTTTCGGTCTTGGGGCCGGCATAGCCGTCGCGGTGCATCATCGACCAACGGCCATCGGGCACGATCACCCGCGCGAACGGGATGCGGGTATTGATCCAGAGTGGGCTTTTGCCCGGCATCTCGATCACACCCGTCATGCCGGGCGGTGTCACCAGATGCTTGGCGCCGAGATAGCGAAGGCGCAGCACCATGGCGACATAGTCATATTGCTGGCACGCGCGCAGGATGAATTCCTCGGCGCGGTTGAAGGGCGGGTTCGTGACCCCGGCGATGCCGGGCCGATGCAGCGCTTCATCGGCCAGATAATCTGCGACATACGAAGCCGGGCATCCGCGATCGGCGATGTCACTGGCTTCGACGCGGAAGCCCGACTGACGCAGCGGGCGCACCAAAGCGCCGTCACCGCACGCCATTTCATGAATGTGCAGGAACTGCCGCAGCCGCTGACCCTCGCAGCGGATCAGGCACGGCACGGCCTCAACCGGGCTGCGGTGAAAGTCCAGCCCCTCGCCTCTCGGCGTGTCCCGCCGTTCGGACTCGGCATTGGGTTTGGTGCGGGGGTTGCGCCGAACAGCAGTCATCAGCGGGCTGCCATCATCCGGGAAAGGGGCACGGGGCCGACAATGCCATGCCGCCAGCTTTGGCCGGGAAAGCCGCGCATCTGGCGCGTGATGTCGCGGGCGAAGCGGCCACCGGCTCGCGATACTAATTCGCCGCGCTTGGCCAGGATCAGCAGCGCACCCAGGACGCGGGACTGTTCGGCCAAGTCTTGGTGGTCGAAGTCTTCGGCGGCGATGCTGCCGAAGCGACAGCAGAGATCCTGCGCCGCCGCTAGTGTGGCCGCGATAAACGCTTCATCGATTACCTTCATGTTCTCCTCCCTTCGACATTTGCCCGCGACCGTCCTTAAGCCGCGCTTTGTCGCCGCCGGTCGCCCAGCGTCGCTTCGCTGACCAGTTCGAAACGGGCCAACAGCGCATCGCGGCAACCGCGCAGAACGCTGGCCGCCTCTTCAAGACGGTCTTGCGGCAGATCTGGAAGCGACAGCAGCGTTGCCCGGCCCAAACGGGCCATCTCGCCACGCCGCCCACCGCCAATCTCAGCGCGGCATTTCGGAATGCTCTCGGCATCGCGCGCGGCGTTCTTGCGGAAGCGCACGTCTTCGATGTTATGCGCGGCGCAGCCCATGGCGAGCGCCAAGCGCGTCAGGGGATGCTGCCGACGGCGCCCCTTCTTCATCGCGACACCTCGTCGAGCAGACGCAGGGCTGCCAGCATCAGGATCTCGCCCTGCTGTTTCAGCAGGGCATACTCGCGGGCAGGATTGCCGCCGGCAGCGGCGGCGCACGCCAGCCGCGCATGGCCGGTGATGACACGCACACCGGCCTGGATGGAGTGCACCGAAAGGGACGTCGCGGGAGCGCCACCTTCGCCGACTGCTGCAGCAGCGGCCCCGTCTTCGGCGGAGGAAGCGCCACGGGCTTTCGGTGCGATCTTGTAAATGGCGGCGGTCATGCGCCGCCTTTCAGGACCGCGCGGCAATCGCCGCGCAGATCCACCAGGGCGCAGACAACATCGTCAGTCTCACGCAAAACGATGGCGGCATTGGCCGGCGTCATGCGGCCACTGGCGACGGACATCGCCGCCGCGCTCAGCAATTCGCCGGTCTCAGACGTGATCTTGCCCATGATCAGGGCCAGCGGCTCGCGGATGCCGCAATTCACTGGCTCGACGATGCAGTTGACCTCACCCGCCATGAAGCGGGTGACGACCGGCTCCCTGCACAGCGCTTCCAGTATCAGGATCTGATCGATGCGCGGCGGGTTCTGCGGGCTGCCGTCATCGCTCATACGGGCGACATTCTGCGGCGAGCATTTCCAGAGACCGGCGACGGCGGTCTGACCGCCGCACTTTTCAACCAGCAGCGCGATCGCCTGCTTCAGGCTGCCAGGCTGACGAGGCTTGTAGGGCGCGGCCATCAGGCACCTGCCCCTGCCCGTTTGGGCTGGTGAATTGGCTTACTGAATTCACGCTGACGGTGCGGATCGGAGATCGTATGGATTGCAACCAGGTCTTCGACGGTGAAGGCCGAAAGATCGGAGTCTTGCTTTGCGAGCGCGACGACAGCGGGCCAGTGTTTCGGCGGAATGGCGCCACGCTGCTTCATGTTGGAAATGCCCTGAGCGGAGACGCCCAGCACCGACCCCAGCGCGGCTGGGGTCAGCTTTTCGATCAACTCGGCGACGGTCGTGGGCAGCGGCATGCCGGCAGTCATTACACGGTTCGTGTAATTCAGCAACATGATTTATGTTACACAAGCTGTGTACTAATGGGGATGGCTAAAACCCCCAAGGTTCAGGCGCAATCCGAACGGCTCAAGGCAGCCCGCCAAGGGCGCGGCTTTGCCACCGCTGCCGCTGCAATCGCCAAGCACGGTTGGAAGCAATCCACCTATTTGGCCCACGAAAATGGCCAGAACGGAATCGGTGCGGACTCCGCGATCGACTATGGGAAGGCCTATGGAGTTGACCCGGGCTGGCTATTGACCGGGCATGGAAAAGGCCTGACGGCGGACGGCAAGGAAATTAAGACCGCCGCCGGTAAGGCCGTGGTGCTCAAATCGCGAGCCGATCTTGTCGAGATGGGAGGCAAGGAATTCGCCAATATCCCGATCTACGACATTCGCGCCGCCGCAGGTTTCGGATCTGAAAACTACGACGAAACGCCGATCGACTATTTCCCGATCGCTGTCTCCTTCCTGAGAGCCATCACGGATGCCCCATGGCAATACATCGGAATTCTGCAGATCGATGGCCATAGCATGTATCCCACGCTGCACGATCGCGATCTTGTTTTCGTTGATCTGCGGCGCAAGACGCTCAAGAAGGAGGGCATCTATGCCTTGAACTTCGAAGGCGAGACGATCGTAAAGCGGGCGCAGCAGCACATGGAATCAGGGCACGTCACGCTGACTTCCGACAACCCGCAGTACAAGCCTCAGGTGATAAAACATTCTGACCGACTCCATGTTATCGGTCATGTCTTCTGGTCGCTGACGCGCCACTAACTGCAGCGGACCCTGGCAGTGAGCGCGGATGCCGCCCGATCAAACGACTCGGACTCGATCGCATAGCGGCCTGAACAGACCCGGTCCGCCGCTGCCTTCATGGTTCTCTCGACAGGCAGGCGTATGGCGTTTTCATCCTGATACATACAACAGGGTATGCCCTTCGGCGCCACAAAGAAATCATAGGCGCCCGCACCTGCCGCCTTGTGCATCTCGTAAACGGTGAATTCCGGCTGCACGACTTCAACCCTTGGAACATCATTCCAGGGGCTGCAGGAGCCAACAGCGGCTGCAACAACAAGAGCAGACAGAATTTGCCACTTCATCCGACGAACTTCTTCCAGAGCAAGATGGCTGCGCCAGCCAAGATAAAAAATCCGATGCACCCCAGCCGGTCAATGGCGGTCGATACCCGCTGCGCGCTGGAAACGTAGCCGCAATGCGGACAGGCGACGGCATTGCTGGCCACCTGCTTCCCGCATTCTCTGCAATCCCTTAGCGCCATAACCCCTCCGCCGGCACCCTAACCGATCGGCCGAAAACCCGCCATTTTCCGTCAATTACACAATCCGTGTTGACCAATTACACGCTTCGTGTAATTTCGCGTCGAACAGGAGGCGAACATGCGGGCACCCCAAACACGCGCGGCGGTCAGCCAGGATCACCTGGACAGATCCGCCGCCATTATCAAATCGCTGAAGAAGCGCAGGAGCCGCGCGAAGAAGGCAGAGAAGCTGGACGATATCCAGCGCTATGCCTTTGTCGATATGGGCGGCTTTCTCTTCGCGGCGCCAGCGCCGCGCGGATCGAAGATCGGCCTGGTGATCGGTGGCTGGGGCTATCCGGTCCGCGAGCCGAAGACGCGGGCGGAATTCGCGGCAGTCCTGAGGCTGCAACTGGAACTTCCGACGCGCGGCAAGCCGGTGCCCGACGACACCGCCACCATGATGGCGCGCAAGATCCTGATCGGCGTGCAACGCAACCCGCCAGAGGTATCGCGCCGCGACTTCCGCCAGGCCGGGATCAGCGAGCGCGACATTGACGCCAACTTCGACAAGGCCGTGGCGATCGCGCGCCGCATGGATCCGAAGATCGACACCATGCTCGCCATGCCGGTGGCCACATGAGACACCATCCCCAGATCCTCAGCGGCCAGGACATGGACCGCATCGCCTTGGCGCAGAGCGACGAAGACCGCCGCTTCGGGCGTAAGATGTGGGCGCTGATCATCGCCGCCTATGGCATCGCCATCGCGCTTGGCGCGCTCGTCTGGGTGCTGGCATGACCAGCAAGATCCGCACCTTGCTGATCGCAGTTGCCGAAGGCGCGGCCTTCGCTGGCTTCCTCGCTATCTGCATCTTCATAGCCACGGCAGGTCAACCATGACGATCGGGTATCTCAGCGACATGCCCTGCGCTGCGCCAGGGCTGATCAGCTACCGCTACAAGGGTCGCTATGGCTTCGTGATGATAGGCGCGCGCGGCGATGCCGACGCCCTTCGAGAGGCAGCGCGATCTTCAGGTGACGTGAACCCCTCCAACTTGGAGATATGGGACGGGAAGAAATACATCCCCACGTCCAGTGTCACAGCGGGGCAGCCATGAGCCTGGCCATGTCCCGCCGCTTCCTCGCCTTCCGGCGCCGCTTCGGCCTGCCGCTGTTCATCCTTTCGATTCCTGCAGCCGTCTTCGCGCTGCTGTGGTGCCTGGCGAGGGCAGCCCAATGAAGCTGCGCCTTCCCATGCCGGTGGTTCATCTCCTGTGCCGCCGGCTTCTGCCGATCCGGCATCGGCGCGCGCCAGACTTCATCGTCGGCGGCGAGACCGACCCTTATCTGCTGCGCTGGTGGCTGATCCCGCGCAATCCGCTCTTCAATATCTATCTGCATGAATTTCGCCGTCCCGACGATGACCGAGCACTGCACGATCACCCCTGGGTTAACCTCTCCATCCTCCTGGCCGGCGAATACATCGAACACCGCATCGACCAGGGCGGCGTTCATTTCCGCCATGAGCGCAAGCAGGGCGACCTTGTCGCACGCGGCCCGCGCGCCGCGCACCGGGTTGCCCTCTGGAGCCGCGAAGTCTGCGGCGAAAACGGTCAGGTGCGGGTCGAACACCTGCCTTGCGTCACACTCTTCGTCACCGGACCGCGCGTGCGGCAATGGAGCTTTCACTGCGCCCATGGCTGGCGGCACTGGAAGGAATTCGTCAGCAGCCGGGACAAGGGTTCGGTGGGGCGGGGGTGCCAATGATGCACGAATCCAATATCGCCCCGACCCCGCGCCAGGATGAGATCCGCGCCGTAGTGTCGGCCTATTTCGGGCTGACCAAGGACGACATGTTGTCGCCTTGCCGCGCCCGGCGGGTGGCCAGGCCCCGGCAGATCGCTATGGCGCTGACCCGCGAGATGACCAAGCTGTCGCTGCCGAATATCGGCAGGCAATATGGCGGACGCGATCACACAACCGTCTTGTGGGCCTGCCGCAAGATCAAGGCGCTGGTAGACAGCAACCAGCAGGTGGCGATCGACGTGGCCCGCGCGGGCCAGGCGATCTATCGCTTCATCCAGCCCGACCAGGGCGCGCGTCCGCAGGCTCTTAAGGCCGATGCCTTCATGCGCACGATCACCGATGACGTGCTGGCCATGGCCGCCATCTTCGGCGAGACCCACGCGCTGGAGATCTCCAACCGCAACGCCCGTGCCGCGCACCATGCGCGCCACCGCCAACCCGTGAGGATCGCGGAATGAACCGCACCGACAACGCATCATCACCTGCGCCCAATCTCGACGCGGCACTCCCGCGCCGGCACACCTATTTCGGGCGCCGGGCCGCCGAACTGATCTCGCTGCTTCAGTCCAGCGTGGCAACGGAAGATGCGCTGCGGGAGATTGATCGGCTGGAAAGCTTCCTGGATGACCGTCTCTACGATTGGGACTATTTCGGTCGCAACGAGCAGTTTTTCTACAAGGAAGCTGGCGAGGGCCTTGACGCCCTGGAGCGCGCCCGCGCGCGGCTCCAGACCGGCGATCGCCACGGCGCCCTGTCGGAGGTCGAGGCGGCGTCTTTCACGCGCCGCACCGAACACGTCCAGGCCGCCTATGACCGCGCCATGGGGGCCGCAAATGTCGTTTGAGGCGGTCATCGAAGTGAAGCTGGCCCTGGCTGCCGTGCGCCAGGCCTCCACCGTCGTCAGCAAGTCCACCATTCCGGTTCTGGCGTTCGTGCGCCTGACCGCCGGCAAGGGCCGCATCACGGTCGGCGCAACCAACATGAACTGCTGGCTGGACAGCGCCTTCGAAGCCGAAGAGGCCGAGGGCGATATCCTGGTGCCGGCTCGCGAACTGGAAGCCGCGCTGTCCGTGCTGCCGGCGGGATCGCAGGCCTCGCTGGTGATGGATGGCAGCCGCCTGATGCTGACCAGCGGACGCACCAAGTTCGATCTGCCCACCCTGCCGGCCGCCGACTGGCCGCAGGGTGCCAAGCCGGAAAGGCCGGTGCCGGTGATCGTGAAAGCCTCGCGTTTCGTCAGCAGTTGCGAACACCTGCGGCTGGCGATCTCGACCAACCCCAGCCGCTACAACCTGACCGGAATCTATCTCGACTTCCAGGGCAACCGCATGGTGGCCACCAACGGCCTGATCATGGGCTGGGAACCGGGCTGCTGGGCGTTCGACGAAGATGCAGCGCCCAAGCGCATCACCATTCCCGGCGAAATCCTGAACCCGCTGAAGAAGCTGTTCGACGAGGTCGAGGAATGCGAGATGCTGGTCGATCACGACGGTGCGCGCTTCACCATCCGCACCGACATGCAATCGCTGACCAGCAAGGTGGTTGCGGGCCAATTCCCTGCGTATGAGAACGTAGTGCCGGCCAAGAGCAATCACACGTTCCGGGCTGAGAAGCAGGATCTGGAAAACGCGCTCAAATGCGTCGGCTGGATCGCGGACGGCAAGAGCCGCCCGGTGACGCTGGACTTTGCCGATGGCGAACTGACCCTGACCGCGAAGTCGGCGGAGTGCGGCAGCTCCGAAGACGCCTGCGCGGCGCGCGCGATCGTGGGTGGCGACAAGATCAAGCTGGCGCTGGAAGTCAGCCAGATGGCCTGGGCGATCTCCACCCTGCCCGTCGCCGAAGCCGCAGACTTCATCATCCTGGACCCGCTGACGGTGGTCTGTGTCGTCGCCAAGGGCGACGACGAACGGCTGCACCAACGCATGCTGATGCCGATCCGGATGTAGCTGCATGAGCCTGATACCTGATCAAGGCTGCTTCACGGAATGGCGCCCGCTCGATCGCGAGATGGTCGTTGATCTCTTCGCGGGCGGCGGCGGCACGTCCACCGGCATCGAAATGGCCTTGGGCTTTCCGCCCGACTTCGCCTGCAACCATGATCCGGTCGCGCTGGCCATGCACGCGGCCAACCATCCGAAGACAGTTCACCTGTCGAAGGATGTCTGGAAACTGGATCCACTGCACGAGATCCCGCCCGGCCCGATCGGCCTGCTCTGGATGTCGCCTGATTGCCGGCACTTCTCGAAGGCCGCCGGGCGTGCGCTGCGCAACCGCCGCGCCCGCGACCTGGCGTGGGTGGCGATCCTCTGGGCCAAGACCCGACACCCGCGCGTTATCATGCTGGAGAATGTCGAAGAGTTCCTGACATGGGGACCGATCGACAAGAACGGCCAGCCCATCAAGAGCCGCATGGGCGAGACCTTCCGCCGCTGGAAGCGCAAGCTGGAGGCCCAAGGCTATCGCGTTGAATATGGCCTGAGCCGTGCCAGCAGCTTTGGCGCACCCACCATCCGGCGCCGACTGTGCATCATCGCACGATGCGACGGCGAACCCATCGTCTTCCCCGACG